CATAACTAATTCTGGATATGTGTCCCTATCTAGTGCTAGAGCTATTCGTGATGATGCGCTAAATAATTGGGACAAGACTTTAACTGCTGGAGACATTCTACAATTTGAAGTTGTCTCAGTTAGTAATGTAAGGAGGTTTTTAATCTCTTTGAAATTAAATTTATAAATAACAATAGTTATTTCATCTGTAGCCAAGAAGGGAGTTGTTTTTAAATGGCACTATTAGTCCCCAATATTGGAGAACTTGAATCACTAAGGTACTTGGTTGCAAATAACAACCATGTCCCTACTCTCGGTGATCAGTCCCCCAGAAACCTTGTTCTCAAACTGTTCACATCGAACACCACCCCAGCGGAGTCTGACGTACCTTCGCCAACTGCGTATTATGAACCATATGGTGTAGGTAACACCAATGCATACGGTTATGCACCTGGAACTGGTTATCCATTCTGCGTAAACAACAGAACTGACCAAGCGTATACCCAACAAACAGGTATTCTTCTTAACGGTTCTCGTTGGACCATCGCTCAAGTAGGTTCTGGTACTACTGCAACTTATCCAGAACAGACATTTACTTTTACTGGAAATGCTGGTGACGTATACGGCTACTACGTTACTCGTGCTAACAACATGCCTACTAACGTACAAGGTGTTGTACATGCTGCAGGTGTTGGCGTCGGAACAACAGTAAGTCTAGGTAACAACTCTGATCCAATTATCGGTGTTATTGGTAACTCCTACATAACTGTCGATCCTAACCAAAGTGTTGATGATCTTACACTAGGTATGGTTGCAGGAGGCAACCCCGGTGTTGTCACGGGAACTAAAGTCATTGGTGTTGATAGAGCACTTAAGGTAGTATATCTGGATAACGCGCTAATCGATAACATTCAGGTTGCAACTGACCCAAGCGTAACATTTAGTTTCGGTAAGGTTACTGTTGCGAACCACGGTCTCGTTGCAGGTGATATTGTTTATGTTGCTGCAGGTACTGCAAATACAACAACCTCTTCTGGAACTTACACCGTCTTCAGTACCATCAACAACGACGAATTCGTTTGTACTCCTGCACTCAATCCAATTGAGAACGCAGCTGCTGGTGTTGGTACTGCAACCCTATACTCCAGTATCATGTATGCTGAGAGATTCACCAATGGACCATACACGATCCAAAACAACGGTGACCAAATTAAGATCACATTGAATGTCGCACTTGACTGATACTATATCTTTTTTCTTAATTTAATAGTTTTGAATTGTGAGGGGGTTGCTTATTATGAAGCGATCCCCTCCTTTTGTGATCTTTAAATTATATCTTAGGTCGAATTGATGCCAAGCGTCTATAAGTATAATCTGGAACAAGCGGATTTTCCTTTTGAACAGGAAGATTATGGAACTCTTTCGGGTTCTGTAGCATCTACTGTTGATTATGGAAGTGGTTTGCCTGTGCAAAGTGAACCAGATTATAGTACAGACCTATATTATCCACCAACTCCTACTCCACCTAATCCTCCAGCATTACCTTATTTAAATTTCGGATTTATATACGAAACTCAGGATCAGTATCCTGGTGGTGGATTTACTACAAATGGATTTGTAGGACAAGCAGTAACTACCAAGGATTACACACCACCTCTAGATCTTTACATTCTTCTTGCGGGAGAAGTACTTAAGAAACTTGTTAAGGTCTGGGTTGGTACAGGTCAACTTTTCGAGATACGAGAAGACGGCGGTATAAGATTAATAAGAGGAACTGGCGAATCTTCAGGAACTCTCCGATTCGACGAAAGCACCGTGGGTGCTACGGAGAAAGTCTCTTTTAACCCACCAGAGAACAACCAACTATACAGCATTTCGGGATCTTCTGTTCAGAAGTTTGTAGCTAATACTCCAGATGATACCATACTGTTCTCTGCTGGTGGCGTTGGTCTAACCAGACAAGAGTGGAATTACGGATATTACGGAGACGACAATAATCCTGGTACATCAGGCATTATCACACTTGGTGCAGGTTCCGTACCTACAGGTGTTACATTCAGTATTGGATCACTAATTAGTACTGGATTAGTATCCATATTAGGCGAGAAAGACGAAAACATAACTTGGAGTTACAACGAATCTTCTATTGGATTTGGTAAAGAAGATTGGGGTTATGTCTACGAACAGGCAGCTGCAATCAACTGGGGATCCATTACCGATCCAATTGGAGGAGTTGATGAGAATTGGGGACTCATCACCGATACGGATTTCACCAAGAGACCATTCGGTACGATCTTCTTCGATCAAACTACAGAAGGCGACACAAGACTATTATATCTTTATCAGGTTACTGGTGCTGGCACTTCTGGTGGTATCACCATCTCAGGCAGACCTCTCGTCCACCCAGAGGTCGATTACACTCCTCATTATGGTATTGACCAGAATATTGGTATTGGAACCACTGGCATCCAGATCAGCGGTGAGATTGAAACTCCGCTTAGAACATTCAGTCATGTAGGTGTAGGCGGATTTAGATTCTTACCATACTCTACCGCTGGTGGTAATCTAAGTCTCGATAACGATCCAACCCCAACATTTGATAGTTCAGTCGAATATTGGGATAACGAATTTGGTGCTGCAGCAGTTGAGAAGTTTGCTGCTGATCCTCCAGTAGGTACTGTTCTATTCAATACTGGCGGATCCGCAGAAGAATCCTTCATCGCCCAGACACCGGAAGATGTTGTTCTCTTCGTAATATCTGGAGAAATTGAAGAACCTCTTCTCACATTCGATGAAGTTGGTGTTGCTTCCACAATCACTCTCACTGGAACTCTGGTTGAGAGACAGACTGATGATTATGTTGGATCTGGAATTGCAACGGTCTCTGGATCTGCAGAAACCAGACAGATTGGTATATTTGGTTACTATGGTGATGATCGTAATCCTGGCACCTCAGGTATCATTACGATTTCAGGTGAACTAAATCATCCAAATATTGATTATACCCCACATTATGGCATTGATGAGAATATTGGTGCCGGTGCGACGGGTATTCTGTTCTCTATTGGTCCAGGTGGATTCGATATTGAAGGAAATCCAATTGGTGCCAGATTCTATTCTCCAATTTATCCACTTAATGCAGGTGGAATTGGAGGACCTGGTAGTCCCGGTATCGGCACCTTCCGACTTAATGATGATAGAAATCTTTCAGTCACCAGGGCCCTACTACCATACTTTGGTGGTGGTACTATCAATGTCACAGGTATTGCTTCTGAGGCATTTGGTAACCAAGTTGATGACGATACAACTACAGCACTCTTCGACATCTCTGGTGTCGGTTCTTGTAGAGAAATCGCCAATTATGGTTACTATGGTGATGCTCGTGATCCCGGTACTTCGGGTATCATCACAATCTCCACTCAAACCACCGAAACGGTGGAGAGAAGAATCTTTGATTATATTGGATCTGGTACGGGCAACTTCTCTGGTTCCGCATCAGACATTAAAGTTACCAAATCTACTAGTGGTTCTGGATCACTATTCCTTACAGGCGGATCTGCAGAATCTAGAACTGCAGATCCTGCAGATGGAACAGTTCTTTATGCATTCTCCGGTGACGCAGTTCAGTCCTATCAAAGGGCGACTGTTATTGGATCTGGTCTTATTACTCTTAGTAATAATCAAGTTGATGCCAGGACCACCTCTGTCGAAGAAGGATCTGGTCAAATTACCTTATCTGGGGAATCTGCAAATCAGTGGGTTCCAAACTATCCAGGTGGTGGTTTATTCCGTATTGGTAAGAGAGCGCCTACTTGCGACTCGGTTGATCTTACTTGTGATACCCAAGACGAGTCTAATAACTCCTTTAGTAGACAAACATCTGGTCTTACAGAAACCGCTCTTATCCAGATTTCCGATGCTGCAGCAACTGCAGAAGAAGATCTATTCGTCTTCGAGGCATCTGGAACAATTACTCTCACTTCTGCGGGAGAAACAAAAGTACTTCGTGGATTCTCTCAAGATTCTACAGTCGATATTACTCTCTCGGGAATCGGCGCAGAAGCATTTGCGAGAACAACATATCAAGGTTCTGGTTCTCTCAGAAAACTCAGTGGTGCTGCAGAAAGAGTTAAGTGGGCACCAGTTGGTGGTGTTGTACTTGTTGACATTGATGGATCTGCAGAAACCAGACTCGAATCCGACTATCCATATGTCGGAATCGGTCAGATTACGCTTTCTGGTTCTGGTTCCACTAAGGTTGAAAGAGACTTTACTGACGGAAATACAGTTCTCTTCAAACTATCTGGAGAACTTCTTTTCCCAGATGTTCGATTTATTCCAAACTTCAATGGTGGCGGAACAATCACCATACTTGGATCTGGAGATGAATCTATTTCCAGACCTTACAAAGGAACGGGAGGACTATTCGGTCTTGCATCTGGACTTGAAGCATACGCACGTACTCCTTACATTGGTGTTGGTACAATTTATATTGGTAAGTACGATCCTAATGGAGAGACAGCTCAAGGTCCAGGTGGATTAGGTGGTATTACTGGTGGTGGAGCATCAAGTGGTGGAACAGAAAAACGCGAGTTTGAACCCGAAAGAGTATATGTATGTATAATTTAAGATACTAAATATATCAGAGAAAGTAGTAGTTGAAGAGCACGTCGTACTATGACCAAACAGGTACAACTAAGAAGGGGTACAGCAGCCGAACATGCTGTTTTCACAGGTGCTATCGGAGAACTAACAATTGATACCACTAATGATGTGGCAATTGTACATGATGGTGTGACTCAAGGAGGCATTCCCTTAGTTGGAACCTTAGCAGAGCAAAAAATATTAAATAAAACCGCAATTGGTATTGGAACGGGATCACTTAACGAAGGTTTATATGTAAAAGGAAAGACTGATATCAGGGGCGATCTCTTCATGCTCCCGGAT